CGGTAAGCTTCCACACGAGGTTGGATTTAAAAATGACTTTGCTTGTGATTTGTTAATTAAACATTTTACAACAGATAGTTTTCCAAATACTTATTATGAAGCAAAATTACATAATGTCTTTCCTGTTTCCGTTGGTTCATTGGCATTAAACTGGGAAGGAGCAAGTTCGTTTCTTTCACTTGATGTTCAATTCAGTGCTGAAGATATGGAGTTCAGTTCTGATAAAACTGGTAAGACAGGTGATCGTTCACAAAGAGGTGGCGGTCTTTTAGATATCCTTGGAGATATCGCTGGGTTTGCTGATACCGTAAGAGGTACAATCAAATCAGGCAGACCTACAAGTATACAAGATGCGGTAAACAGATTAAATAGATTAGGTAACGCAGTTGATAACTTGGGTGACAATTTTTAAATTATAGGAGTATATAATGGCACTACCAAAAATTAATTTACCAATTTCGGAGTTAATTCTTCCGTCAAGTGGTAAGAAAATAAAATACAGACCTTTTTCTGTAGCAGAAGAAAAAGTATTACTTGTCGCAGGTGAGACTGGCGACCCAGTACAAGAAATGGTTGCTATGAAGCAAATTTGTAATAACTGTTTAATTGATACTGATGTTGAAACTCTTGCTATGTTTGACTTTGAATACTTGTTCTTAAAGTTAAGATCAAGGTCAGTAGATAATGTATCTAAGTTCGTAATTAACGATCCTGATACAAAACTTCCTGTTCAGTTGGAAGTTGATATTGACGACATTAATTATATCTTTGACGAAGGTCATACAAAAGAAATAGATATAAATGATGAATATCGTTTATTTTTGAAGTATCCTGGGATTGATGATTTTATCGCAATCATTGATAAAGATCCTGAGGATCCATTAACAAATTATTATATTATGACAAAGTGTTTAGATAGGCTTGCATCAGAAGATGAAGTGCACGAGTTTAGTGAATATAGTGATGCAGAGATTGATGAATTCTTGGATGGAATATCAAGTGAGATATTAAAAAAGATTGGAAATTTCTTTGACACAATGCCGAAACTAAAACATTCAATTGAATATGAAAATGCTGAAGGAAAGAAAGTAACATTTAATATTGAGGGTACGCGAAGTTTTTTTACCTAAGCCTTAGTCATATTAGCCTAGGGCATTATTATCAAATGATATTTTCTATGGCACAACACCACAAATGGTCTGTGTCCGAAATTGAGGCTATGGTACCTTATGAGCGTGATTTATATTTTAATATGTTAATAGAATTTATAGAGCAGCAAAAGGAAGCGCAACAATAAAAGGTTAGTAACAAATGGCAGAGAATCAAGATCAAATAGTAGAACGCCTAACTGAGGAAGGACTCTTATTAAGAAATAAGGGTACCAATTCTCTCAAGTCAGTTAAAGATAGAATAGGCCAATTAGATACAAAGTTTAGCGGAGTACTAAACTCTATTTCAATGCGCACTGGAGAAACTGCTCGTGCTTTAGGTTCAATTGAAAGTTATTTAATAGTAGGAAATACTATTGCTAACGAAGGTCTTAATGAGCTTGCTGATAAAATAGACACAACTAACGATCAGGTAAGAGATCAAGCTGAAGATCAAAGACAACAAAATCAAGAAGATCAAAGAAACGAAAGAGAAAACAGAAGAGAAGGGTTTCTTCAAAATCCATTTAGTGCCATCATGGGAGACCTTAATGATTTAAGAAAGGATATAAGACAAAAGCCTGGTGAAACTTTATTTAAGGGATTGAAATATGCATTCCTTGCTCCTATCTTAGCAGGTGCAGTAAAAGGAGTTTTAGATTTAACATTTGGAGAAAATTGGATTAATTCTCCAATTATGCAATTGGTTAGAGAGAATCCTGCTAAGGCATTAATCGGAGCATTCGTTGCATTTAAGGCTGTTGATTGGATTGCGATTGGCGCGTCTATTACATCAGCTATGGTGGCTCTTAAAGCAATGGCCATGACAGGCGGGGCCGGCGGTGGAACTGTTGTTGCTCCTGGAGCTCCTGGCGGTCCGGCTAAAGGTGGTAATAAGTTCATGAATTACTTAAGAGGTAATAAAGGTAAGATAGGTTTAATTTTGGCAGGTACTGGTTTATTAATATATGGCCAGGACTTTTTGGACAGTGATAAGGTAGAAAATGTCACAGATGAATTAGAAAGAATTAACGCGGAAGCTACTGCTGACGAACAGGCTGAGTTTGATAAAAGATTAACAGATTTTAAGGGTGAAAGAGAAGCGTATGGAGATGTGTTACTTGAGACATTAACTGGTGCAGGTATTGGTTTTGCGGCCGGCGGTCCTATGGGTGCGTTAGCTGGTGCAATAGGTGGTCTTGGCTTTAGTTTAATTGGCAAATTGGCAGGGTATATTGATGATAGAGGATTATCACTTTTAGGTATTGAAGAAGGTGATACTGATTTATTACCTAATGATATTGAAGACGCATTAAGAAGAGAAAGCGCTGCACTGAATAGAAGAAGAAACAAATTATCTGCAGAACAACAAGCAAAATTATATAAAAATACTAATGAAGCGATTGAAGCAAAGATTAATGAAATTGTTAAAGATACCGAAAACATAGATACTGATATTGCTGCATTAGAAGGGTTTGATTTTGAATCCGGTGTAACAAGAACAGCAGGTGCTGGAAGGACCAAGAGAACGATTACAGAATACGACGTTAACGGCGAAATGTTACAGCGAAGCGAAATAGAGAAAAGGCTACAAGACCTTAAAGATGAAAGAGTATTAAGAGAAGAACAACTTGTTGCTTCAAGAAGATTATTAGAATTAAGACAACAAGAATCCGAAGCAGTACAAGAAAATATTACTGCACAAGGAGAAGCAACTAATACTGTAGCTGCAGTTGCCGATGAAGTACTTAAAAAGACAGGTACCAATCCTCAAATTGATCCTGACACAACAACAAGAGAAAGAGATGTTAGAACAACTCAAACTGGTGGGTTTCAATTTAATACAGTAAATAATTATTATAATAAAGGTGGTGATAACATTATGACCAATAGTTCTGATAACAGATCAAATGTTAGTAAGAATGTTGGTGTTGTTGTAAATGGTGGAGGTGGTGGAGGAAGTCGTTTCTCAGGCAGCTTACCTAATGGTCAATCAATGGGATAAAAAATAAGGGACCCGAAAGCCCCTTATCCTTTTTTCTATATTAAGCGACCCATTTTACACCGCGGTAAATTCCTTCCCGCTGTGCTTTAGATGGCTTACTTAGATTTTCGCTGGTCCAAGATACGCCGCGATAGACACCAGAAGTAGTTCTTCTAGTTTCTTTCTTAGGCTCGTCTTGAACTTTGATACCTCTATAATAAGTCATATCATGCCTCCAGTTTTCGTTTCGATTTCGTACATATATCTTTCGATATACACCCTTCTCAACGCGTTCCTTCGGTATAACTGTCGGTCTCGTTCGGCAGAACGCCTACTTGCTTTCCCCACAGAACGTGGGAGGTTTTCAGGTTATCCTACTTCCGCTATATTTCTATAGTGAACGTATTATTATATATACAAGTTAACCCTTTGGTCCTGGACCAAATTTCAAATAAGCAAGAACTTTTTCAGGCGCGGTTTCACCATACGGATCCGACTGACAATTATCGACCATTCCGGGCTCAGTGAATAATCTTTCGACTGTACCATTGTCTACAACCATAGCATATCTCCAAGATCTTCTACCGAAACCAAGATTGTCCTTTGCGACTAACATATCCATGCCAGCCGTGAACTCACAAGATCCATCAGGAATGAATTTTACATTCTTAACTCTTAGATCTTCAGCCCATGCATTCATAACAAAAGCATCATTACAAGATACACAATAAACTTCATCAATTCCGTTTTCAACAATCTCATCATATAAGAGATCGAATCCTGGAACTTGATTATTAGAACAAGTCGGTGTAAATGCGCCAGGCAGCGAAAATACTACTACTCTTTTATTGTCAAAATAGTCTGCAGTTGTTGGATGTGTCCATTCGACTTCTCCAGTTTCTACATTTCTATTTCTTACTTTAAATGTTACGTTAGGTACAGTTTTCATTATCTAGTTTCCTTCTTAGCAGGTGGGAGGCCATTCGACCTCCCCATTTAAATAAAGATCAACCTTTTAAGAATTCTTTCTTACTGTCAATCTTAATCTTTCTGGCCTGTTTGCTCTCAGGAATTATTCTTTCCAAAGCAACAGTTAAAAGGCCGTTTTTGAAGTTGGCTCCAATTACTTCAATGTCGTCTGCAAGAGTAAAACTTCTTGTAAACTTTTTGAAGGAAATTCCGCGATGAGCATATTCACCGCCGCCACTGAAGTAATCACCTGGTTCATCCCATGTGGAACGAACAGTTAATACGTCTTCTTTTACTTCGATTTCTACATCGTCAATATCAAGACCAGCTAAAGCAAGATCAATAAAGAACTTATCTTCGTCTCTTCTGATATTGTAAGGCGGGAAGCCTTGTGCTTGATGTTGATGAGGGAACTCCACCAATCTGTCGAACATTCTATCGAATCCTACAGCAAATGGGTGTAGTTGGTTTATATTTAATCCAGTCATATTATTCTCCTATTAAGCAAGATTAATTATTATTTGATGGTTTATACCCATCACCTTTGTAAAGCCCTATCGGCGCCTTACAAAACTATTTATACACCGGTCGACCCAACACCACCTTTTCGGTCTGTTTTTTGAGTCGGTTGTGTTTTTGTTTCTTTGATTGTTGTTATGCTTACTTCAGCCAATCTACATTGTGCTAATCTTTCGCCGTCATGTACATTGACTAAACTATCTGATATGTTGTGTACAATAATATGCGTTTCATCGACATAATCAGAATCAATTATACCAATACTATTTACTAATGTCAATCCTCTTTTTGTTGCTACACTTGAACGAATAAACATTTCCATTACATACTTTTTTGGAATGTCGAAGATTAATCCTGTTGGTATTAGAACTCTTGTTTCGGGTGGAATCTGAATAGTTACTTTACCACCCTTTTGTCTTGTTAGAATTGGTATTTCTTTATTCCAAGCATCATAAGCTTTTAAACGCTCTCCAACTGTTAAACAAACTTTTACATCAAAGCAAGCTGAGCCGTCGGTTGCGTATTCTGGGATTGTTGCATTATCTCGTACTTTATATACATTCATAATATATCTACTCTGGTATTCGCCTTTTCTTAGAAAGCCAATCTCTATACGGGATTGAATTATTTGTCGTCTGAGTATACTTTTTATACTCTTCTTTATTTTCTTTTGATTGAGTCATAGTCTTAACCCAATCATCTGAATTCTTTTCCCATTCTTTTGTATTTGCTGGGCGTTGATTCAATCTAAATTTGCTAATTTGATTACCTTATGTATTCTTCCACATTTCATAAACTTATGAAATTTTTTAAATAACTTTTTCATATTTCTCCTAATTGTCTATTATACAACAGTTCTTAGGAAATGTCAATAGTTTATTTTTTTCCTATGTTGTACTTTACGGTTAATTCCCAATCGTTCTTTTCTTTGAATGAAATAATTTTAATTTGGTTAAGAGAAGCAACTGGGTCCTTAGTTTTTGAAGGATCCACTATTTTAACAAGTTCCCATTCTTCTAATAAATTCACGATCGTATTACGACGAGATATATCTTCTTCTGTTAACGTGTTATGCTTTCCGTCCAAAATAAACAATTCTTTAAAGTGCAAGATAGAGTACCTACCTTTCTTATGTAGAATGTGGCACGATTGATATAGTTTCTTTTCTTTTCTTGAGGAAATTCCAATACGAGTTAAAGTCTCTTTAATTTTTAGAAAGCTGTCTTGGGTAGGCAACTCAATTTCGACTCCAACACCTTTAAAAATATCTGTGTTGTCCATGATTTATATTCACCTTGTAATTATTATTAGTGGCAATGGTATATAACCATATACCATTTATTTATAATATACATATTTCAGCCACCTTCTGTTAGGCGGTCATGGACAGTTTCAAGCTGTTGTTTGTTCAACACTTTAAGATATTGTTTCGCAACAGTTCTATTACATTGGTATACTTCTTGAATTGCATCAAGATTTAAATCTTTATCAGCCTTAGGCCATTTTGAGAATCTTTTACGCTTTCTTAGGACAGAACGATAATAATCAAATTGAGCTCCATCAAATAAATGATGTCTCATATTCATTTCGTTTGCATGTAATATTGT